GGCACATCTTTCTTCTTGCTCAACACGTTGGCATCGTCGTCCCCAATTTGAATACTTGGGAAACGGGTTTGTATTTTTCCATACAGATCCGCGGCAATTTTATTTAAATTTGATTCCATCGTATATTTATCACATGCTGGAAGAAACAAATATAGGTAAGGGTGCTTCCCATTCAGCTTCAAATCCAGGCTCTAAACTGAGTTTTTCAAACACCAACGGATCCCAATCTGCTAAAACGGCAGTCATACGTACTATTAATAGCAAAGCACTAACCAAGTCGTCGTGCTGGCCTTCTTTGGCTTTGAATGTCGGCCCGCTTGCAACAAATCCTTTTAATTCACTTATCAAGGGCCTGCTGAAAACTTTCATTTTGTCTTCTTCAATAAAGTATTTCAAGCGACTGCATGCTGATATTTTACTGCCGTGAGTAGTGTTAAATCCTTTGCGGAATTTGCGAACGTGCCCTTTGCGCACAGGTTCGCTCAGGAACAAACCTGGAAAAGTATCTTCGCCCAGGTTAGCAATCACAATTAAGGCTGCTTCACCCAGCGTGTTATTTTCCACACTCCAGTAGATATTATTGGTAAAATCTTGTCCTATTTCGTCGGCAATGTATCTGATAACATCTCTAAACAATTTGATTTGATCCTGCACAATAGTTAAATTATGTTGCCATTCTGCACACTGTGTCATGCTGGGCAATTCAAATATTTGTATACCTGCATAGTCTCCACCTGTGCCTAGGCTAGGATCTAATGCAATCAAATATGTATTTCCTGGTGTTGGTTTCTTATACCAGCGCACTTGACCCATTCTATATAACGGATCCTTGCCCAACATCTCTGCCAACTTAATACTATTAACTAGTGTTTCGTCGAATACTAAAAACTCACAGCCGTACTCACGACGGAAACGTTCTTCACCGATGCGCCCCATCTCTGTTGCTTTCCAAGTATCGTCACGGTCTGGATGTTCATGCCATTCTGCAACAAATCCATGGAAACCATTGCGTCCAAGGCCGTTTTCCCGCTCGGCGCCGTACTCGTCAAACATGTCCTGAGACTCTTTCCAGATAGTAGCAAATGTATCTTCGTCACTGTTAGGTGTGCTTGTGATAACAGCACGACCACCAGTTGCCAGTGTTGGTGATATGGAGGTCCAAAACTCTTCAGCAATGTTGGGTTGCACAAACGCAAACTCGTCGCAGTACAGCAATGATATAGACATACCACGACCTGTTGTGCCTGTGGTTGTCTGGCTTACAATACGTGAGCCGTTGTCAAATTCAATGGAGCCTTTGTTATAGCTAACAACACCACAGCGCACAAAGTCATCACACAGTTCATACCCATAACGAATACGTTGCATAATTTCCTGCGCACCTGTAAACTTGTGAGCAGCAACTAAAATTGTTTGATCTGGATGGAACATGGCATACCACAACAGATATCCTGCGGCACAGGTTGTTTTTCCGCTTTGCCTCGGCATCATGTTGATGTTAAAACGATAATCGTGATAGCTGTGTAATAATCTTACTTGATATTCAAAAGGTTCAAATTTTACCTTACCTCGTACAGGATGTTGAATGTGAAAGAAGTTTTTTACAAAGTGCATATACCCTTCTTTAGGGTCAGCACAATGCAACAAGTGCTGGACTTGCTCTTCCGTAAACTTTTCTTTTGTGTGCGCCTTTTTGGTTAAGACGCCATCTAAACTTTTTGCCATAAACTTATTTACATAAAAAAAGCACCGCGAAGGTGCTTTTTTGGTATCTTGAACAAATGTTTATCTTTCCATACGAGCGTTATAATCGTTAGCCATACGTTCTTTTTTATCTTTTAATGCTTGTAAACGCTTCTTAGCTGACTCGTCTCCGTCTGCTGCTTTCTTCTTCAAGCTGTCTTCTTGTGATTTTTCTAGGCCACGACGATGTTCGGCAGCTACTGAATTTGGGTTATATGATTCGACTTGACGTGTTTTGATTTCAGTGTATAAACTTTGCAAATGGTCAACAATGCCTTCTTCCATTGAACTCTTGCGAGCTAATGGGTTACCGCCACCGTTGACTGCCTTTGCTTCTTTACCTTTGCTAGCTAAATCGTCACCGGTTGGCAATACTGCTGACACAGGCGCAGTAGCAGGACCATCATGGCCGGCCATGCTGTTACCAAATTCTTCTTCAAAGCTATCACCGAACATTGGATCTTCTTGTTCGTCACCGTCACCGTGTTGCGGAGTTGCAACATTGTCGATATTCTTTAAAACATTCATTAGTTCACGAATGCCACCGCCACCACTGGCGTTTAAACTGACATTCATATTAACTGAGTCAGATTGTCCTGCAGGACCTGCACCCATGGGCATCATACCGCATTCGCCCATATTATCAATGCCCTCGTCGATTGATCTAATTTGTTTGTATATTGCTTTAAAATCCATTACTTTACTCCTTTTGCAGTAGGTACTTTAATCTGCTTGGTAAAAATATTAGTAGCAGTTTGTTTCACCTTTACTTGTTTGCCAGGAGTTTCCTTGACATGCTTAGGTTCTTTTTTAGCTAATAGGTCATCGTTGACACCTTCGTACTGTGTCATCGCATGTTTTGTTTTGCTTAATTCTTTTAAGAAATTCTCAACACGTTTCTCTCCAACAGCTTCTTGATCGCCATCTTTTTCGTAGTCTTTACCTAGCAATGCTTCGCCGCTTTTTTCGGCGTGCTGTAAATTGATTTCTGTTTCTTTTTCTTCGGCTAGGTTGCGTACACGAATTTCGCTGTGAGTTTTCTTCAAACATGAACTCACCGCATCTCTAACTTGCAAGCTAGTCGCTGGGTAATTTGTGCAAACATCGAACACTGTCATACCAGTGTTTCTAAGTTCTGGAAAGTCTACATTACTTTCTTGGATAGGTGTACTTTTGCCGCTGCTACATGAAGTAACGCTGTACTGGGCAAGAGCTTCTTTGATTTTCTTGGCGCAGTCTTTAGGGCAATCGCCGGCAACTTTTACCTTGAATTCGTAAACTTTCTTGCTTTCTGTGAGGTATTCTTTAAATGATTTCATAGCTTAATCCTGATAGTATATTTATTTCATTTTCTTTAATTGCTCTATCAAACTATTGCGATCTGCAATAATAACACCATCGCCAGTGATGTTGACGCCGTTGTCGTCGCCTGTGTTAGCATCCTGATCCAGCTTTTGTTTCTTAAGCTGTAGTTCAATCATCTTGAGTTTTTTGTCAATTTTTGCTGATTTTGCATCTATAGCATTCTTAAGCATACTGCCAGCAACTTCAAAAATCCTACTTGAATAACGTGCTTCTACGTTCATACCTAGGTCAATTAAGTCGTCGTAAGCATCTGTAGCACGTTGTGCCAAGGCATCAAACTCTGCATCAGCGGTGTCGCCTAAACCAGTAACTTGTGGCAAACTAGCTGAGATTTTATCAAACTCATCCATGCTACGTAAAAAGGGTTTGGCCATCTCTGCTTTGACAGCGGCCTTTTCTTCCTGCTTAACAAGCTTCTTGCTTTCAGGTAAGTTGAGTAATTCTTCAAGTTTCTTTGTCATACTCTTACTTATGCTCGCCCGTTATGGAACAAGTCATTTTCGTTGACAATTCTGAATTTAATGCCCTGTTGTTTACACCAGATGGTGGCAGCTGCCCATTTGGCTTGATTTTTAATAAACTGTGCTTGGTTGTATTTGTTTTTGCCAACACGTTCTAAAATAGTCTGACTTGCGGGTTTGATCTCAATAAGTTCAACATTCATTCTATTGTTCTTATCGCTGTATTGAATAAAGAAGTCAGGAACGTATACAGTAGTACGCCCAGACAACGGGTCTTTATAAGGTATTTGTACAGCTTCACTGGCCCACTTTTGTACATTGGCATTTGTGTCACAGAAGCGCATAAAACTAAGTTCCCAACTACTTCTATAGATGGGCATCTTTAATCCTACATATTTGTCCGGGTGTTGTGGTACAAATTTACCTCTTGCAAATTTGGCCATGTTATACTAAAATGTTTCTACTTTCGTAAGTATCTGCTAAGTTTGCAATTCTATAGCCCAACAAACTAATTTTTTCTCTATAGGCATTTAGTACTTGAGCAACAATTTGGCTCAGCTGGACATCTGTTAGAGACTTTAAACTATCTAATAATTGAAAGGTTGGAACTCCGTCAATCCTAGCTTGATTTAAAATTACAATAGCTGTACTACGAGCACTGTCTTGATCAAAACCTCTTTTTAAAAAGAAACCAACACTTGCATCGATCTCATTTGCTGGGAAGGTGATTTCTTTTTGAAAAAATTTATCAAAAAATATTTTAGTATCGTCGACGATATCTTTTGATGTGGGTAAATTATTAGCCATA